CCACAGGGCCGATTGCGCGGGGCCGCTGTTGACGGCGCCGTCGAAGACGATGTAGCGCACGCCGGGCGGCAGATCATCAGCGCGCACGGGGCGCCAGTAGCTGTCCAGGTAGATGCGCTTGGCCAGCTCCACCGGCAGGGCGCGCATGTCGCCCGTGTAGCCGGCCTGGCGGGCGACGGCTTCGGTGATGCCAAAGCGGGTTTTGCCGCCGCGGTCTGCGGCGTGGTCAGAGAAGTCGCCCTCGTGGTCGAGCAGCAGGGCGAAGGCGGTGTCGAAGTTCATGGCTGCGCCGCGCCCGTCTGCCAGGGCAAGCCGCTGGCGGTTTGGGGCTGGAGTTGCCGGTCAATCTGCGCCTGGACGTTGGCCTCATGTGCCGCGACCAGCTCGTCGCCCATCTCATTCTTTACCCACTGGATGACCTGGGCCTCGGTGATTTGGTCGTAGGGCACGAAGTCTTCGTCTGCGGGGTCTTTGGCTGGGAAGGAAATGCTGCCGTAGACGGTGCCAAAGGCTGCGCCTTCGGTCTTTGAAACGCGCCAGTGCGCGGTCAAGACCACGCCGTGGGGCAAAGAGCGATCTAGCTGTGAGATGGTCCAGTTCATTTGATTTGTCCCATAGGGGTTGGTGGTGGTCATGGTTCCTCCAGTGCGGCCACGCGGGCGAGGAGGTTTTCGATGAGAGCCTGTTGCTCTTGGATGGCTTTGCAAAGAATCGGAACTACTGAGTCGTACTTGACGACAAACCGAGAACCGGCGGGGCTGACGTTGCCGTCGTCATGCACCAACTCCTGCATTGAGCCATCGGGAATTGCCGACACCAAATGGCCGAAGCCTTTTTTCAACAGGTCTTGAGCAATGAAGCCGGTGTCTTCAATGCCTGATTCGTTCCATGTGAACTGAACAGCACTGACTTCTTTTACAAAAGCCAAACCGCTTGGAATCGGCTTGATGTTGCTTTTCAGTCGAACATCCGAAATGGCGTAGATGTTGGCACCAGCAATGGAGTCAGATGCCTGAATGGACGCGTTGATGGCTTGCGAACCAAAACCTGTAGCCCAGGCCGCATTGCCTGCTGCGCCAGCAAAAGACGCACCGGTGGTCCATGAAACTGAACCACTAACTGTCAATCTTGCATTGGCAGTGGTCGTGCCAATCAACAAGTTACTAGAGGTGTCAAGGGTCATCCTCGTTGTTGAACCGGTGACATCCCTGAATTCAAGGTTGCTGCTGCCAGAATGGGCTCCCGCTCCGATTAACCAGCTTCTGGTGGCGTTATTTGTGAAATAACCGCTTCCGGTTCCAGCGTTTGAGCTTCTAACCTGCACATAGGTTGATACGGCTCCGGATACGTCCAGTTTTTCCCCCGGCGTAATTGCTCCGATACCAAGGTTTCCGGCCGAGTCAAGGCGCATGCGCTCGGTGTTGTTGCCGGAGGTGTTCGCTGTGACAAAAACTAATGTGCCGCCTGTTCCTTTATACGAACTTATGTAGGTTGCGCCGCCGTTGTCTGCACCTATACTAGCTACAGATCCATTATCAGCAGAGCGGGCAAACATATACCCGCCATTACCAATGGTGATGCCTGTACCAGACGGCATGGTCGTCCCCACCATCAACCGCCCACTCGCATCCAGCGTCATCGCTTCCGTAAAGCTGATCGCGTTGCCTGCGGTGCCGGAGGGGGCGGTGTACCACTCATGCTTGCCGCTGACCTGTTGGTACATGCTGGCTGCTTCAGCTTGCAAGTAGTTGTAGCTTCCCGAAGACGACTCTCTTGCGTTGAAGGCAAGACTTGTGCGACCCACAACACTTTCAAATAGAGCCGAGTAACTGTCGAACTGGAGCGCCTTAGCGCCAGACGCCCAAGCACTCGGCGTCACCCCCAGGCCGAGGTTGCCGGAGGCGTCGAGGCGCATGCGTTCAACGGTGTTGTTCTTAAACACCATCTCAGAGGCGACACCAACAGGCAGCGACTCTATTGACACTTCGTTATTTTGGTCTGCAAGGCGTAGCTTTGCGCCTCCTGCGCGCAACGCATAGATGTTCCCCTCCCAGATCGCCAATTTTTCCCCCGGCGAACTCGTCCCAATCCCGACATTCCCCCCAGAAAACGAAAACGTCTCCAGGTTCGTCAGAAACGGCTCGATATACGCCAGCAATCCGGCGTATTTGACCGGGTAGTCAGTTGCGCCGAGGGTGACGCTGAATGCAGACAGGTTGGCCATCGGGTTACACCTCGATCATTTCGAATTTCTGAGCCCACCGGTTGGGCACCGGCAGGGTGTTGGGCGCGGCCTGGCTGAACTTGACCAGCATGCTGTGGTCACGCTCCAGCTCGGCGCCGGCCAGGGGGTAGATGCTGATGAACAGTTCACGATGAAGGCCGCTGCTGCGGGCCAGGTCCAGCCAGAGGGCGCGCTCGGATACGTCCAGCAGGCCCAGGTCAAACGAGAGGCGCCGGAAGCTGGCGCGGCGGTCTGTGCGGACGCTGCCGCCCAGGGTGCGCCGCTGCTCGCTGTTGGTGTCCCACGTCAGCGCCAGGCCGTATTCGGCGTTGTAGAAGGGCGTGAGGTAGCGGCCGATGATGAGGCGGCTGGCCTGCAGGTAGCCGGCGGGGTTGAGGGTGTCCACCAGCTCCAGCTTGAAGCTCAGGGCGAAGACCTCTGAGAACCACAGCACATAGAAGGGCTGCTGCCAGTCTGCAAAGACGCCAGAGCCCCAGGGTTCCACGCCCCACTGGAAAGAGCCCCAGCCCGTCACCGTCAGCGGCGTGAGGGTGGTTGAGTCATACACCACGGTGCCGGTCTGGTTCACGCCGTTGTAGAGGCGAAGGCGCCAGGTGGCGGTGCCGGTGAGGTTGTGGCCGTACAGCACCAGGGCGCTGCACAGGGTGCTGCCGCTGAAGTTGCCGTTGATGGTCTTGGTGCCCGTGGCGTTGCTGGTGCGGGCCACGCGGGCGCGGCCTTCCACCTGCAGGTTGGTGACGGGCAGCGTGGCCGCGAAGTCGCCGCTGGTGAGCGTGGCCGCGTCCACGGCGTTCGATGAAATGACGCGCAGGTTGGGCATCAGACGAAGACCTCAAGTTCGATGCGGCCGCCGGTGAGGCTTTCGCGCAGGCCCACCACGCGGGCCAGGGTGCCGTTGTTCAGGCCGAAGCGCCCGAGGTTGAGCGCCACCACGTCACCCAGCTTGATCTGCTGCGCGGCGGTGAAGCCGGCCAGGCGGTAAACGTAGCGCAGGGTGCTGTAGAGCGTGGCCTGGCGCGTGGCTTCGGTGGCGGTGGCGGTGGCGTCCAGCAGGGCGGTGGGCTGCAGGTCTTCGTCGATTGCCAGCAGGTGGCCCGTCACCGAATTGGTGGCCTTGGCCACAAGGTACGGCGTCTGCAGGCGCTCGCGCTGGGCTTCGGTCAGCGTCACGGCGCCGCTGGTGCTGGTGTTCCAGAACCGGGCGTAGCCCAGCCGCACGCTCTTGGCTGGCAGCAGGCGGCGCACCAGGGTGACGCTGTTTTCCTCCACGTCATCAGCGTCCAGCGTCAGCACGGCCGGCGCGGCGGGGGCCTTGAACTGGCCCACGGTGAGCTTGCCGGCACGGTCGAAGGCGTAGAAGCCGCCCAGGCCGGTGAGCAGCGTGTCCAGCGCCTGCAGCACGGTGGTGCTGTCGTTGTCCACGTACAGGCCAACGGTGGCGCCGATGGCGGTGTTCATGGCGCTGACGCTGGCGGTGTCGATTTCGCCGCTGGTGAGCGTGGTGCGCTCGGTCACCAGGCGCTGCATCACATCGGCCGCGGTGCTGACGTAGGTGCCGCCCGTTTTGCTGCCGCGCACATCGGCGGTGATGGTGCCGGTGAGCGCGCCCGTGAGCGTGATGGTGCCGTTGGCCAGGTCTGCCGTGTAGCCGCCCGTGGCGCTACCGTTGACGTACACGGCATCCACGGCGTGGATCTGGCCATCGTGCACGGCGTAGCGGCGGGCGGCGGCGTCAATCAGCATGGGGGCGACGTTCTTGCACTCGCCATAGCACACCGGGCGGCGGCGGTCTTTGTTGGTGTCTGTGCCGCCGATGAGCGTGGTGCAGGCCGGCACGGTCAGCAGGTGCTGCCGGTCACGCATGCGCAGCGTGAGCGTGGCGCTGTCGCGGGCCTGGATGTCGTCAATGGCGCCGCTGAAGACCAGGCGGAAGTCACTCTTGGGCCAGGTGGGGTCACCCAGGTACAGGCGCACGGGCCGGCCGTCCCACGCATCGGTCAGCCAGGCGTCGCGCACGCCGCTGCTGTTGTCGATGTCGATGTCGCCGTAGCCGATGAGGCTGCGGCCGCGGAAGGCCTCGGCCATCTGGCTGCGCACCCAGGGCACGTCCAGCACGATGTCGTCGTAGCCGGTGCTGGCGGGCGAGTCGGCCGGGGCGCTGACGAAGCCATGAGTGCTCATGTAGCGCGTGACCACGGCGCCGGCACTGTAGGCTTCGGCCTCCACCAGCACCACGCGGCGCTGGTTGTCGGCGCGCAGCCAGGCGGTGTATTTGGAGTCGGTGATGGGCATGTCAGGCGCCTCCGAACCAGCCCACGTTCGGGTCGTAATACACCGAATCCGCCACGGCCCGCCCGCTCTTGTCCAGCGCCTTGACCAGCGCGGTTTCCAGCTCGCCCACGCGGGCGATCAGGCGTTCCAGCGTGCTGACGGTGGCATTTGATCCAGCCGTGGTGGCGTCTGTCAGCGAGGCCAGGCCTTCCATGCTGGTGCCGCCCAGGATCTGCTGCACCGCGCCCGTGGTGGGCGCCATGTTGGCCAGGGTGTTGAGGTTGGCCAGGGTGTTGCCCATTGGCGCCTGCACGTCGAGCATTCCACGTAGATCAGCGATGGCCGGCGCCATGTTGGCCACCGTTTCCAGGCTCCCGCCATTCGCCTCCAGGAACCTGCCCACGGGCGCGAACGCGTCGGCCAGCGTCAGCAGTTGCGACAGCCGCTGGCGGCCTTGCTCGTTGCTGACATCGGTGCCTTCCACCAGGCGGCGGAAGTCGGCGCGGGTGAAGATTTCGGCATTGATGCCAAGGCTTGCCAGTTGTTCACGCACCTGGCGGGCCTGGATGCCGGCCAGCTCGGCTTCTTCGTAGTAGTTCTGGGCGAAGCTCTGCGTCTTGTTGGCAAAGGCTTCTATGCCGCCGGCAAGGTCAATCAGGTGCTGGCGCGCATCACCGCTCAGGTTTGCCACGCGAGAGAACACGCCGCCAAACTCGTTAACGGTCAGTGCAAAGCGCTGCAGTCCGGCGGCCATGCTTTCCACAGCGGTCTGCACCTTGCTGTTGATTTCCTCAAGATAGCGGCCCACCGGGGCAAAGGCTTCACCCAGCGTCAGCAGTTGCGACAAGCGCTGGCGGCCTTGCTCGTTGCTGACATCGGTGCCTTCCACCAGGCGGCGGAAGTCCGCACGGCTGAAGATCTGCGCGTCAATGCCCAGGCCGGCGAGCCGATCACGCACCTGGCGGGCCTGGATGCCGGCCAGCTCGGCCTCCTCGTAGTAGTTCTGGGCGAAGCTCTGCGTCTTGGCGACGAAGGCCTCCATGCCGCCGGCGAAGCCCAGCAGCTGCTCACGCGCATCCACGCTCAGGTTCGCCACGCGGCTGAACACACCGCCGAACTCGTTGATGGCCTCGCTGAACTTCTGCAGGCCGGCCAGGCGTTGCAGGGTGTCAGAGATGGCTTCCCCGGCCCGCTGGAAGGGCGCAAGCTGGCCCTGGAAGGTGGTGGCCAGGTCTGCAGCGTAGCGGCTGAACAGGGCCTGGATCTCGGCCTGGTCTTTGGTGGCGTCGCCCGTGAGCTTGATTTTGAACTGCGTGGTCACGCTGCTGAGCGCATCGCCCGGCAGTTTCAGGGCCTGCGCCCAGGCGCGGGTGCTGTCCAGCACGCCCATGGCGCCGGCCGTCAGGGCGGCAGAGGTTTCGTCGCCCAGGGCGCTGAAGTTGGTGCCGCTGCGGTTGCTGCGGAACCAGCCGCCCTTCTGGAACCAGTCTTGGAAGGATTGGCCGGTGGCCGCGCCGCCGCTGAGCGAGCCCTGGATGCCGGTGTCGCGCATCTCCTTGGCCTTCATGCCGAAGGCGCGGTTGACCAGGCCACCCACCACGCCCGCGATGGGGCCGATGCCGGGGATGGCGCTGGCGATGCCGGCGATGGTGTTGACGGCGCCGCCTGCGCTGTAGCCGCCGGAGAGGGCTTTGCTGATGCCGTAGCCCATGAAGCCGTTGCCCAGCATGCCCAGGCCGGAGCCGAGCATGCTGCCCAGGCCCGTTGGGCCGGCGATCATGTTGCCGCCGATGTTCTGCACCGTGGACAGGCCCAGGCTCTGCCCCAGGCCGCTGTTGACCAGGTTGAGGCCCAGCATGTTGCCCAGCCCGCCATTGAGCAGGTTGGCGCCCGCGCTCAGCAGCGAGCCTAAACCGCCACCCGCACCGGCCGCACCGGTGCCCGCAGAGGCGGCGCCAGAGAACCCCAGGGCACTGGTGAAGGCCCCGGCGATGGGGTTGACGATGGCCTGGATGACGGGCCGCAGCACCATGCTGCGAAACAGGCCTTTGATGTATTCCCAGGCCGACTTCCCGCCCTGCATCAGGGCGTCGCTCAGGGACTGGCCGATCTGGTCGGTGGTGCGGCGCCACTCGTCTTCAATTTTCCGGGTCTGCTCGATGCTGTCGCGCACGCTCTCGCGGCTGATGACGGATTCGCGGATCTTCTTGGCGTATTCGTCATAGGCATAGCTGCCCTTTTCCAGGCCGGCGCGCTCGAGCTCCAGCAGCGCGGCGCTCACTTCGCGCTCCACGTTGCTCATCTGCAGGGCCATCGTCTCGCGGTCGATGGCGTCCACGAGCTGCTGCGCCTTGGCCAGGTTGTCGTCAATGGCCTGCTCCGCGGCTTCATAGGCGGACACAGACTTCAGGCCCCGCGCGGCGGCCAGGTCCAGCTCGGCCTTGAGGCTGCGCTGCAGTTGCTCTTCCAGCTCGGCCTCGGCCTTTTCATAGGCCACGATGTTGGCCAGTTGGCGCTTGGCCTGGATGTCCAGCTCGGTCTGGCGGGCTTTGGCGGCCTGCATGGCTGCATCCTCCGCAGCCTTGCGCTTGGCCTGTTCGCCGGCGATGTCAATGACGGACGGGGCGGGCACGGCGAAGGGCGGATTCACATCGTCGCCGCGGCCAGCGCCGGCGTTGCGGCGGCCCAGGGCTGCATCCAGCGCGGTGCGGGCCTTGAGGGATTCGCCCTGCAGCTCGCGCAGCTTGTCGAGGGCGGCCTGCAGTTCCTTTTGCAGGCTGGAGCGGTTGAAGCCGGTGACGTTGGGGTTGCTCAGGCGGCCTTCCAGCCTGCTGATTTCTTCCAGCGTGGCCTGGATGCGGGCGTCTTTGAACTGCGACGTCAGCAGCGTGAAGAAACCGGACAGCACGCCACCGTTGGCGCTGAAGCGCAGCATCATGGAAATGCTGTCGTTGAGCGCCGGCAGGAAGTCTGAAACCAGGGCACGCGCGGCGTCCGTGATGTTGGTGCTCAACTGCGCCATCTGCTTGCTGAAGCGCTCAGCTTCGGCCGCTTGCTGCGAAGTGACCCCGGCATTTACTTTCCCAGCGGCGGCCAAGTCATTCAAAAACGGCGCAGCTTGCTGCACGCTCTTGCCAAAAAGCTCCTGCGTGATGCGCGCCTTGTTGGCATCGTCCGCAAACCCCGCCAGCGCCACTGCCGTCTGGCGCAGGGCCTCTGCCGGGTCCATTTGGCGCAGCTTGGCGGCGTTCAGGCCGATGGCTTCGAGCGCGATGCTGGCGCCGTTCTTGCCGTCCGCTTCCTTGAGCTGGGCGTTGAACTTCACCAGCATGCCGCCCACTTGGTCCAGCGTGGCGCCGTTGCGGCGGGCCACCTGGTCGAGCTTGCTGATTTCCTCGATGCTGGCGCCGGTGGCGTCGGCCAGGTCGTTCATGGCGTCGATGGCGTTGACGGTGCCGCGGATGAAGGCCGCGATGCCGCCCACGCTCAGCGCGCCGGCCAGGGTGGGGGCCAGGGTGGTCAAGGCGTTGCGCACCGTGTCCACCTGGCCGCCGAGCTGGCCCATGCTGCCCACCACGCGCTGCAGGCCGCCCTGCACGGCCTCAGCGCCTTGCAGGCCGATCTTGATGCCGATTTCACTGGCCATCAGCGTGCGCTCCGTTCCTTGGCCTGGCGCTGGCGGCGCCATTCGGCAAGGGTTTCGTCCTCAAGGATCTGCAGCTCGGCCAGCACTTCGGGCACGCGGGGGCGCTGCACCAGGCGGCGCATGCGGATGAGACTTTCGATGCCGGCGTAGTCCAGCCCCGTGGGGCCGTCGAAGCCCACGCGCCACTGCGTGCGGCACGCGGCGAAGACGCCCAGCACTTCCTCATGCTCGGGCCAGAGGAAGAACAGCGGCTGCCGGCGCGTTGACGCTTGATCCACGGCCACAAGGCCGAAGGCGGCCAGCGCCGCGGCGGTTTCGTCGTCAGCGTTGGCGGGGTCTTCGTCATCGGATTCGGGCGGCGCGTCGTCATCGTTTCTTCGGACCAGCTCACCGCGGGCAAGCAGGCGCGCCGCCTCCCTCAGTTTTTTTCCTTGCCCTTGACGCCGCAGGCCTCGATGTAGGCTTTGAAGATCAGCCCGGACATGCCCACGATGTTGAGCAGCGCGGCCAAGGCCGTGGGATGGAAGGCCAGCTCGGCGCCGGCGTCGTCTTGCACGCCGGTCCAGTCCTGCACCACGCCGGTGAGGAACTCGGGCACGGTGCGCTCGTCGCTTTCCACCTCGGCCTTGAGCTGGTCAGCCGGCAGGCGCTTGCAGATGAGCGTGAAGCCGAAGGGCAGCATGCGGCCGCCCGCATCGGGCAGGCGGCCGGCCACGGGCACGGTGATGGTGTCGGAGATGACCAGGCGGAATGCCATGCGCGCGCCCCCGGTTTACAGGCACACGAGCCGCAGCTCGTCATTGCCGGCGGTGGTGGGGGTGAAGCGCAGGCTCTGGCCCATGTGCACGTCGCCTTCGTACTCTTGATCGGTGGGGTCAATCCGCTGCACTTGGGGCGCGTGCAGGATGATGCCCACGCCGGCACCGGTGCTGTGCGTGAAGCCCAGCGTGGTGTTGGTGTTGGCGTTGATGTCCGTCATGAAGGACACCTCTTGCGCAGCAGTGAGGTCCAGCTGCATGCTGCCCTGGACGTTGCGGTCAGAAATCTGCACGGCCTGGCCGCCCAGCAGGGCCTTGCGGCTGACGGTGTTCTGCAGGTTGATGCTCAGGCCGCGGCTGGGGTACACGGTGCCGGAAGACAGCGCGCCCGCAGCGTAGGTGCAGCCCAGGTTGATGTCCCCGCTGTTCACGTCAGTCACCACCTGCGGGGCGCGGAAGGCGGTGAGCGTGACCGTGGGGTCTGCCGTGGCGGTGCGGCCACCGTCCAGGCCCACCATGCTGAAGCGCAGCATGGGCGCAGCACCTTCGTTGAGCATGATTTCCACGTTGCCCATGCAGCCCAGGGCCACGCGGCGCACGCCGTCCAGGTGGTAGTAGATGCTGACGCTGCTGAAAGACGCCGAGACGGGCGTGTATTCGACGCGGGCCGGCACGGTCAACACGGCTTCAGCCATGCCGCAGGCGCGCAGCACAGGGCCCCAGGCAGGGGCGGTGCCGGCGGTGCCGCTGTTGGCCAGCTCGATCTCGAAGTTGATCTCCACAAAGCGCGTGCCGGCCAGTTGGCCGCTGCCGCCGAAGAAGGGGCGGATGAAGTTGCGCTCGACGTTGTTGTACGCCAGGTTGAAGGTGGCGTTGCTCACCAGCATGGCGTTGGCCGCGCCGGTGGGCACGCTGTCAACGCCGTAGGTGACCTCGGTTTTGACCAGGATGGCGGTTTTGCGAATCAGGCGGGGCATGGTGCTTATTCCTCAGCGGCGGGGTTGGGGGCGGCGGCGGGCGCGGGGGCGGCATCCACCTCGGGCAGGGGCTGCCATTGGCCATCGGCCCACGTCCAGCGGCCGCCTGCGGGCGGGGTGCCCACCGGGTGGGTGGACGGCGCAGCGGCGGCGGCGGCGGTGTCAGGGGCGGCGGTCTTGGTCATGGGTTACGTCCAGGCGGCCAGCGTGGTGCTGGTGGTGCGGTGGTTGACGGTGAGGTTGATGACGGCGGCCACCACGGGCGTTTCGCCGTCGTCGAGCTGCCAGTCGATGGCGGGCTGCATGCGCACGTCAATGGCGCCCAGGCCGGCCGGGCTGACGGTGGACAGGCGCTGCCACACGGCTTCGAGCAGGGCGTCCACAGCGGCCATGGGGTCCGCGGTGCCGCTGGCGGCGCGGGCCAGGCACTCCACCTGTACCTGCGTCATCCAGTCATACGGCCCGCCCAGAATCTGCGGCGTGTTGGCGCGAGACTGCACCAGGCGCACCACCACAGCCTGGCTGAAAGCCGCCGAGACGGGCCGCGTGGTGTTGACCTTGACGTTGCCGCTGGCCACCGCAGGGGCGGCCATGAGCGCGGCGACGATGGCGGCCTGGATGCCGAGGTGGGCGCTCATGTCAGGCGCGCTCCAGCATCAGGGTGCTGACGCCCGTGCCGTCAGGCTGGTGCACGGCCACCAGGTAGCTGGTGCCGCCCACCACCGCCGTCTGGCCCACAGGGTCAGCCGACAGGCCGGCCGTGGGCAGCGTGAGCATGGGCCTGGCGGACGACATGCCCACCAGGCCTACCTCGGCAGAGGCGAAGCCGTTGTCGAAGATCCCGCGCACGGCCGCGCCGTTCACGGTGCAGGCCACCGCGAAGTCGGCAAAGAAGGGCGCGAGGTCTTCGGTCATGGCTGGGCCTGGGCTGGGCTTGTCGTCTGGCCTTCAGGCTCAGACGGTCAGCGCGTCCACCATCGTGGCGAAGCTCACCACGTTGCGCAGTTGCACGTCCACGTCCTGCAGGGCCACCACGCGCACGGTGCCGGCGGTGCTGCCGGTGTACGGGTCCACCATCAGGTCCAGGCTGCCCCACATGCCGATCACCAGGTCAGCGAAGTTGCCGAACACGATGGCCGAGCAGGTGGAGCCCGAGCTGCCCTTGACCAGGTTGGACGGCACGGCGTTGGTGACGGCGGTGCGGTAGCCGTTCATCGGCGTGTCACCGTCATCCCACACAAAGCCGTTCTGGCCCGTCACCTTGCTGGTGGTCTTGAGCTTGCCGCGCACGCGGGCGTTGGTCAGGTAGCCCAGGGTGCCCACATCGGCATTGGAGACGGCGACGTCGGATTCCAGCTGCACGATGTTGGCCCAGGTGGGCGCTGCACCGTTGGTGCCGCCGATGACGGAGGCCGTCACGCGCGTCAAGATGCCGCTGGGCTGGTTGCTGGCGCCGCTGCCGCTGATGGCGGCTTGCTGAATGGCCAGGCCCAGGATGGTGGCCAGGTCGTTCTGCACCATGGCTTCCACGTCGATGCTGGATTGCAGCAGCAGGCGGCGGCTGATGTCAGTGAAGGCGCCCACCGTCTTCGGGCTCATGGTCACCTGGGCGATGGTCTGGTCGCTCTCGGTGGGTGCCGCGTTCTCAGCCACCCAGTAGGCGGTGCCGGTGCCGCTCAGGCGCGGGATGGCGATGTTGCCCACCAGGCCCGTCAGCATGCGCGTGCCCATCTTGTCGATGACCATGGCGTTGCGCAGGGCGTCAATGAAGCTGCCGCCCAGCAGCTCGGTGGCCACCAGGTTGCCGCCGGCCGTGGCCGTGGTGACGTTCAGGTCACGGCGCTGGACTTCGGTGGGCACCATGAAGCCGCGGGCCTGCTTGCCCATCTTGGCGCTGGCGGCATCGGAGCACTCACGTTCGAAGGCGGCGGCGCGCTGCGCGGCGGCGTCGTTCGGGTTGGCCAGGGCGTTCATGGCGCGCAGCATGGAGTAGCGCTTGGTTTCGCGCTTGTCCAGGCCGATGTCGGCCGTGGGCATGGGCTTGCTGGACAGCTTGGCGATGGCCTCAGCCTGGAACTGCTCAGTGGTCAG